CTAATGTCTTTGGCACTGTCCTTGGCCTGGTCGGCATGGGTGCAATAGTTAGCTATCTAACCACCCCGGCTTCTATCTGGGAGAAACTGCCACTTGAAGAGAAGATCCTACGCTCAACCGAGCGTTCGGGTATCTTTGGTATCTTCACAGATACCTCCTCTATTGTTGAGCAAGCTACCCGTGGCCATTATGGCATCCGACCTATGTTAGGCATGGACCCGCCCTATGGAGAGGTAGATGCCTACCGTCAGTTTAACCGCATTGCTGGCGCTCCAACGACCAACTTTACCAACCTCTATAAGGTCTTTGTTGACCAGGATCTTACGGATCGAGAGAGGGCTAAGGCCGTAATTAATATGATCCCTCTGACGGGTGCGTTCTACTGGAAAGAGGGCTGGCAGCAACTTGGGAGATCGGCGGCTGATGCTTGGGATTAGTCCATTTCTAACCCATTGAAACAGCCAGAAAAGGGATCAGGAGAGTAATATGGCCATTCTTATCAATGACACCACGCCTCGCGTCCAGTACACGGCGACCTCTGGTCAGACCGTATTTACTGTCTCGTTTGAGTTCTTTGAGAATGCCGATCTCAAAGTCTATAAGAACTCGACGCTGTTGACCCTGACCACCCACTATACGGTCACTGGTGCTGGAGTTACTGGTGGTGGCTCTATTACCCTGGTCACTGGCGCAACGGCTGGCGATGTCCTGACAATTACCCGTGACATTGCGGTTAAGCGTGTTACTGACTTTCCTACGTCTGGCCCGTTCAATGTAGATGCGTTGAATACGGATCTTGACCGTCTTACTGCAATGATGCAGGAGCGCGAGAATGGCTTGACTCGCGTTATCCAGCTTTCCGAAACTGATGCGGCTGTTAACTTGCAATTACCTATTGCTGCAAGTCGAGCCTCTAAAGTTCTGGGCTTTGATACAACTGGCAATGCTATTGCTATGCAAGAGCTTGGCAATTATCGCGGAAATTGGGCTGCTACTACTGCCTATGTTCTTCGTGATATTGTGAAGGATACAAGCAACAGCAATATTTATATCTGCATTACTGCCCATACATCTGCTGGTAGTCAGCCTATTTCCAGCAATGCTGACTCTGCCAAATGGGCATTAATTGTTGATGCTGCTGCTGCCGCTACTTCTGCCAGCAATGCGGCTACAAGTGAGACTAATGCTGCGGCATCTGCTTCTGTTGCAAATGAATGGGCTACAAAAACCGCAGGCCCTGTAGCTGGTGGCGAGTATAGCGCAAAATATCATGCGCAAGCTGCATCAACATCTGCATCAAATGCGTCAACTAGCGCTTCGAATGCAGCAACATCTGAAAGCAACGCAACCACAAGCGCGTCAAATGCAGCCACAAGTGCGTCAAATGCAGCAAGCAGCGCATCAAGCGCAAGCTCAAGTGCTTCAGCAGCATCTGCGTCAGCAGCAGCAGCGGCAGCGGCAGCGGCATCTGGTCTTTATCGTCAAGTTCTTGATAAGAACGCAAACTATACAATCGTTGCGGCAGATCAGGGAAGTTTATTTCGTGGCGATACTAGTAGTGGCGCAATCACGTTTACGCTTCCACAGATCTCATCTGTATCGGACGGCTTCAAGGTCTCGATTGTCAAATGGACAAGCGATGCTAATCCTGTAAATATCACTCGATCTGGATCTGACACTATTAATGGTGCAACAAGCACGCAGATTGGTTCTCAATATTCACAGATTATCTTTGTCGCGGATTTTGAAACTAACACCTGGTTTGCGTCACAGTCTGGTCTTGGCGCGACTAACATGAATATCGATGTGTTTAGCGGTAATGGCAGCACAACTGCATTTACGCTTTCATCTGACCCTGGCAGTGAAAACAATACGGATGTTTTTATTGGCGGTGTCCATCAAGATCACTCAACCTATTCAACAAGTGGAACAACGCTGACGTTTTCAACCGCTCCTCCATCTGGCACAGGCAATATTGAAGTTTGCTATGGGACACCATTGCCGATTGGTACGCCAAGCGATGGAACTGTCAGCGCATCTAAAATTGCGGCAAATGCTGTTGACCTTACAACTAAGGTTACTGGCACATTACCTGTTGCAAATGGTGGCACAGGCGCATCAACGCTTGCTGCTAACAGCGTGCTTCTTGGTAACGGCACATCAGCATTACAAGTTGTTTCCCCCGGCACCTCAGGAAATGTTCTGACATCAAATGGGACAACGTGGCAATCGTCTGCGCCAACAAGCACTGGCGTCAATGTTCAGACGTTCACTTCATCCGGCACTTGGACTAAGCCTTCTTTGGCTGCTGGCTCGCGCGTGCTTATCCAAGCATGGGGCGGCGGCGGTTCTGGAGGTCGTGCAAACGCAAATATGGGCGGCGGCGGTGGCGGTGGGTACAATGAGCGTTGGCTGACTCTCTCGCAAATGGGAGCTACAGAAACAGTCACTATTGGCGCTGGCGGCGCTGCAAAAACAACTAACGGCGCTGGTAATGACGGGGGAAATACATCTGTCGGATCGTTGATTACTGCTTATGGTGGTGGTGGTAGTATTGCTGCAACTAATCAAGGCGGTGGTGGCGGTGGTCAACTGTCAGCGGCATCATCTTCTGGTGGCACTAATCCGGGGAAACCTTGGTATTTGTTTAACACTGATGGTGGGGGAGGTAATGCTTATCTTGGCACTGGTGGCGCTGGTAGCTCCGCTGGCAATGCCGGAGTTGAAGCTTTTAATCATGGAGGCGGCGGCGGCGCTGGTGGTGGTATTAATGCAGGAGGAGCATCAGTTTGGGGCGGCGGTGGCGGCGGCGGCGGCAACACTACAACCAACGTAGGTTCTGGTGGTGTTTCCTCATTTGGAGGCAACGGTAGTGCTGGAACTCAAAGCACAGCAGCTAGTGCTGGATCGCAACCCGGCGGCGGTGGTGGTGGCACAGGTTCTGGAACATCTGGTGCAGGTGGCGCTGGTCAAGTCATCATTACTGTCTTCCCGGCATAAGGAACTGAACAATGGCAACCTATGCTGTAATCGCAAATGCAACCAACATCTGTAACAACGTGGTGGTGTGGGATGAAACGCTTGGCCCATGGGCTCCCCCCGTTGATCATTACATCATCAACATCTATGGCAAAGAGGTCGGGATTGGATTTTCATATAATCCAACAACTGGTGAATGGACACCTCCGCCAGATCCTGAACCTAAACAAAACATGACTGCGGAGTAAGAACATGGCTCTCACCAAAGTCCCTCTTTCTTTACTTGATTCGCCCAGTACGGTTGGCAACGTGCTGACCTCTGACGGCACAAACTGGGTGTCGCAGGCTCCGACGCCGGGAGTGCCGACAGGTTCTCTTTTCGTTGGATCGTATTATCAAACTACAACCACAGGCGCATCTGGAACTGGTTCTGTTGCAACGATTACATTTACTCCTGCCTACACAATACCGGTTGGCAGTACGGTGACTATTGCTGGCGTCACCCCATCTGGATACAACGGTATCTACACAGTTACAGCATCTTCCTCTGGTTCTGTGTCTTTTGCTTCCGCAACGACTGGATCGCAAACAGTCGCTGGAACTGCAACAATGACTCCAGCAGGAAGCCTTCTATGTGATGGCTCGATTTATACTCGTTCCTCATATGCGACATTGGCAGCTTTGATTGGAACTCCAATTTTGGCAAGCAATGTCACTAACTCTTACACATTTGGCAGCGCCCCAGCCAATGCTGGATTTTCGGCAGTCAATAATGTGCTGTTTAGCACTGGTACAGCAAGTGCAAATTCGTCGGCAACTACAACAGCGAATGCTCTCTTCACAAGCACCGACGGCGTTACTTGGACAGCTCGCACTGCTATCAACCTCTACTCAGATAACACTGAAGATCAGGTAGCTTACAATGGTACAACATATGTAGCGACTTGTAGCATGAGTAGCGCGGGAGTCCCTTCGCAAAACTCGTTTGTTCAATATTCTACTAACTTGTCTACTTGGACAAAAGTCGCGGTAAAAGCCCTTAACTACACAATTGGTACATATATAATTGGATGGGGTGCGGGTATATTTGTCGTCAATGCATATTATGACGATGCGTGTGGCGCTGGATCGTACCCCGTATACAGCACGACTGGCACAAGTGGATGGACAACGCTTACATTAACCGGCGCTGGAGCTATTGAATCTGTAGCGGGTTATGCAAGCGGGATTGTTATTGTTTCAGGGAATAAACTGTTTTATTCCGCTAGTGGTGCTTCAATGACGGATATTACGTCGAGCATTACGCAAGGGTTTGCGCGTCGCGTGTCATACGCCAACGGCCAGTTCATTGTAGGTACCTCAACAGGATACATCTACACTAGCACGACTGGTGCTGGTGGAACATGGACGCTTCAGAACACGGCAGCGACCGTTGCTCCAAATAATTCTTGGAACAGAAAATGGCGTTGGAACGGAACAGCATACGCATCCGCAAATGGGTACTATACTACAAACTGGAAAGACTACGGTTACACAACAACGTCAACCACTTATGGAACAACGGCAATGGCCAATGGGGGTAAGTTCTACTCCCGAAATGGGACCGCTGTGTATTATTGGGATTTCAATTCCTATACAACATCGACCCAGTTTCCAGTCCCCAACATCAGCGGCATTTCGCAGAACACAATTCTGCTAAATTCGCCATATGTTTCTACCCGCTACTACATTAAAACATGAGGCCAGTGATGAGCGACACATTCACCGTCTATGCTTATGATGAATGGGGCTACTTCAATGGCGAAACCATGGAAGTCCCCTATAACGGCGGTTATCCCGGCCCTCCGGCTCGGTGGACTAATGTTCCTGTGCCGCAAATCCCTGTCGGCATGTATGCTGTCTTTGATCATGTGCAGTGGTCTCTGACATCACAACCGCACCCTCTGCCGCCAACGCCAGAGCTCCCAGTTGAAGAACCTGTCGTCAATTCAAACGAACCTCCGCAGGTGATTTAATCATGATGCACAGTCAAACAAAACAGTTTGGCAAATTGACAAGCGTTATTTTTGACTTTTCAGAAGTCGATGACGTTTTGCCAATGCATGACCATGATGAAGCAACAGTACACATCACCATTGTGGCGCGAGGTTCATTTCGCGTTCATGGTGATGGGTGGGAAATGACAGCTAAAGCAGGCGATGTGATCGATTGGAAGGTTGGACAGCGCCACGAACTTATCGCACTTGAATCAAACTCGAGGTTTGTCAACATTGTGAAAGGCAATGCAGATGTCTAATCCCATCGATGAGCCAATTAAAATTGCAGGAGATATAGTATCAGTGACAACTGTAATTGGCACTTTGGCTGGCCTTCTTCCATCAATAGCTGCGCTGTTCACTATTGTTTGGACCGCTATTCGTATCTATGAAACAGAAACCGTTCAGGGTTTCTTGCGTCGAATGAAGGAATAGCATGGATCCGCTCACAGTCCTGGCTACTGCTAAAGCTGCGGCTGCGGGTATTGCGACAGCCATTAAACTTGGCAAAGACGTCTCTGCTATAGTCAAGGACATGAGCACCTTGATGAAGGCAGAAGGTGATCTAGCCAGGCTGGCGGCAGATCCACCTAGGGGTTGGGGTCAGAAAGAAAGCGCAGAGGAGATAGCTCTTAAAGCATTTGCTGCCAAGCGTGAAGCTGAGGAAATGCGAAACAACATTCGCAACGAACTTGTTTCTCGATATGGCATTACAGCTTGGGAGCAGATACAGCAGGAGATTACTAGGATTCGCAAAGCTCAGAAGGAAGCAGCGCGAAAGGAAGCAGAGGCAAGGGCCGAGCATATCAAGATGCTGATGTGGGTTGTGCCAGCATTAGGCATTCCATTGATCATCTTAGTAGTCATCATTGTAGCTATCGTAAAGAATGGATAGGGAGGACATCATGGACTTTAGCAAACTAGGCGGTCTTATTGCATCCGTTGCACCAACCCTTGCAACTACAGTTGGTGGTCCACTTGCTGGCCTTGCTGTCAAAACAATCTCTAATGTTTTGCTTGGCCGACCAGATGGCTCACCTCAAGAGCTTGAGGCAGCAGTACAGAGTGCTACGCCAGAACAGATAGCGCAGCTTCGTAAGGTTGATGCTGACTTCAAGATTCGTATGAAAGAACTCGATATTGATCTTGAAAAGATCTCTGTCCAGGACCGGGGCCAGGCCCGTGAGATGGCCATGAAAACTGGAAACTGGACAGCTCGCATCCTGTCCTTCCTTATTGTCGGTGGCTTCTTTGCTTGCTTGGCCTGGATGCTATTTCGCGGAATGCCGCAGTCAGGAACCGAAGCCATCCTTATGATGCTTGGTGCCCTGACAAATACTGTCACCGCTGTAGTCAGCTTTCATTTTGGATCTAACTCGGCAGCCCGTGAAAAAGATCGCGGCTCTGTCTCTGAACTTACGGGAGTCCGGTAATGCGTGAGAACTTTGAAGAGAGCTTCAAGCATCTGCTTAAACATGAGGGTGGCTTTGTTAATCATCCCAAAGATCCAGGTGGCATGACAAATCTTGGCGTGACCAAGCGAGCCTGGGAAGAATACCAGGGCCGAGAGGTTGATGAAGCTGAGATGCGTAGCCTTACCCCAGCTATCGTAGCCCCATTCTACAAGGCTAAATATTGGGACAAGGTAAAGGGCGACGATCTTCCGGCTGGCGTTGATCATGCTGTCTTTGATTACGCTGTTAACAGTGGCACAGGACGCGCAGCGAAGGCCCTACAGGCTGCAGTCGGGGTCCCGGCTGATGGTGTTATAGGTCCAAAAACGCTTGCCGCTGTAGCCGCTGCTGACCCTGAAGAATTGCTTGATGCTATCTGTGATGGTCGGATGGCTTTTCTCCAGGGGCTTCCTACCTTCAGCACCTTTGGCAAGGGCTGGACCCGCCGTGTTGCCGAGGTTGAGGATCAGGCAAGAGACTTCATGGCTTGATGGTTAGCGGCCCCTTTGACTGACCATCATGACTGGCCCAGAGGTATCCTCCCTGCCTCTGGGCCTTTTTATTTCTTAATATATTCCTGAAGGATGACCTTAGATTCAGGTGTTAACCCATATCCAAAGCCACGATAGTTAAGAATCTCACAGCCAATAGGTTTGAGTTTCTTTCTCATATTGCAAATCGTCACCTTAGTTCTGAGATCTACTGCATCCTCATCCGAAGATCTCTTAGTATCAATGGAAGACGTCACTTCATCAAGATGCCACTGGGATACTTTCTCCATGCGATACATGACATAGAGCAATGCTGATTCCTGTAACGTCAATCCAAGTTGGTAATCAAATGGATTGATCTTTGGGAAGATGAGATCGTTTAGATATTGAAGTTCGCTTTCAAGATCCTCGATACGCGAACGCAATACCTTGATCTCTTCGATTGCCATTCCAATAGCAGGGTCACGCAAGAAGCTATAGGCATCTTCTAGCTCCGCTAGTTTGTCTTTAATTGCGCTCATTTTCGTCATCCTTCTGCAAGGCAGAGGAAGCCCACATGTGTAGATCTTCCTCATCAGATCTATTTGAGTAAGCAATATCGCGTAGTTCTTTTCTTAGAAAATCAACTCGATCCTCTAAGCAAGCTACTTGATATTGTAACTCTTCAATCTCTGATGCCATTGCTGTTGGAATGTATTCAGCCAGCAGCCTTTTCAGTTTTAGTATCCACATTGCTAGACCCTCCACTTAGATCATGCACCATCTCGGCAATGATCTTGTCTATGTTGTCAGGTGTTTTTCTAACGCCATGCAATACGGTTGTATGGTCTCTGCCACCAGTTAACCTACCCATTTGAGGTAAGCTCATACCAGTAATCTTCTTTGCAATCTGCCAGATAAGCTGACGATTGTAGCAAAGATCATTTGTCCTACGCTGCGAACAAATCTCCATCTTGCTATAGCCTGATCTCAGACAAACCCAACGCATGATGTCGTTGAATTTGATAGTTGAGATATCAAACTCTTTGCGCTGAATTGATGTTAGATCTGGGAATGATGCTTTTACATTTATTGGTGGACCAAGAGAGAAGATAGTTTTTTTAGGTGGTTCAGGTTTAGGTTCAACCTTTACTCTAAACTCTAATGCTCGGTTAATTGCCCTTGGAGTTGGATCCATTTTAGCGCGGATCTTCTTATACCGTTCCTGAATTTCTTGGATCGTTTCCATTGTTGTACCCCAACGCATCTGAGTAACTACGAAGTAGTGCATTATACTCCTTGAGCAGCATGACTTGCGCTTTGTGCAAACCATTAACATGGTCAAGGAGATCGACGATGAGGTTCTTCACCTCATCATCTGTTTGAGATCGAGCAAAGATCATAGCTCGATGAGCTAGATCAAAGCTTTCTTCGATATGAAACTCAAGCACTTCTTCTGTGCTGAGTTCAACTTTGAATCTATCATCCGACATCTTGCTCAACCCTTGCATTAGCGCCAAACTTCTTTGCGATTTCCGCAATGTCATCTTCAATAGCCACAGCCATTGGCTCTACCTTGGGCATAAGCACAGGACCACGCCAGCGATCATCGAGATCTGGACGAAAGCGCATCATCCAAATCAAGAACATGAGCGATGCCATTGCGTGAGACGCATGAAGCAAGCCGCTATCTGGATCCACATCTTCGCAGTCATTGAGTGCATGAAGATGGCGCATGGTTGCACCAATCAACCGAGAATACTGGATGCCTTCGCGCCAGTTCTCTGCCCCATACTTGTCCCTGCCGTGGGCTAGAACCGAAGCCAAAGCCTCCATTGCCGTGCGATCAATCAAGTGCATTGGCAGTTTGCCGTGATCGTCTTTCGTTCCGTTTGCGTTTGACATTTCTACCTCCACCTTATGCTGCTTCAAGCTGGCCGATCTGCCAGCAATCCTCTAAAAAACTTGCGGCCTTGGACGCATGAGATGCTGCGGTGAACAATGCCATCTTGTCTTTCTTGGCAATGGTCAGCCAACCCTTGAGATAGGAAGCGTGATCTTCGCGAGTGTAATTGTCGATCTTCCATTCAGCAGCAAGGAATGCAGCACCCAACTCGGCTACCAGTTCTTCCATTGCATAGGCATCCGACTTGAATCGACCAGAGAGGTCTCGATCAAGCCGATGCTTTGCTCCTGTCCAATGAACAAGCTCATGGAACAAGACAGAATAATAATGATAGCCATCTTTGAATTGCTCAAAGTTTGGCATACGAATTATATCCTGACTTGGAATATAGCAAGCCTGATTGTGACCATGCGAGATATTCGCATTGGTATATTTGATGAACTGCTCGATGAGTTTGATGCGCTCGCCTTCGCCTATGCTCTGTGGGGGCGTCGGCTCGGCGGCGCATTCACCATCGACCTGGTTGGCATTGAATACATGAGACACCTTGGAGACCATGACCTTATCAAGGTTCCCATCGGCTGCTTCTTTTGTGTACTCTTTGAAGAAGATGATAGGCGTACCTTTTTCACCACGCTTTACTTTGCCACCCATATCTTGCCACTGCTTGAATGTAGCCCAGCGATTAGAGCTATAGTCTTTGCTCATCACTGTCAGCCAGCACATGAGAATATTGATACCACGATAGGGCGTTTTGCTTTTGGCATTCATTGGGATCGACATACCTGTCTGATGCCAAGGTGCTGACCACTTACCCGTCGATGTCTCCATCATTTCGACGAGTTTGTTGGTTACTTCCTGATATGCGTCTCTCATAACTTTTCTCCCTTGCTTCGAGACTCACCTTCAAGACATTCAAGATGCCAATGATTGTTGAGAGCTTGGCATTCGCACGTCCTGCTTCGATGTTGATAATAGAGAGTCGGCTCAGGCCGACCCTCCGTGCTAACTCATCTTGTGTGATCTGTAGATCGGCCCGACGATCACGGATGAGCTTTGCGATCTGACTAACAGCCGTATCAGAACGGCATATCTTCATCAGTATCATAGCTAGTTGCCTCCGCTTTCTTTGAAGGACCAGCATCATCACTCTTAGATCCGATCAACTGGAACTCACCATTGAACGGGCCAAGCACAACTTCCGTTGCTTGCTTCTTGACGCCATCCTTTTCGTAGTCTCGGATCTCAAGGTTGCCTTCGATATAAACCTTGGTTCCTTTGCGAGCATATGTCTCGATGACTTCGATCTTCTTCTGATCCCAGACCGAGACATTGACCCACATCGTAGTCTTTTCTTTCTTGACCCAGCGATTGACTGCTACAGAGAACGAGGCCTTGCGCTTGTCTCCATAGGTTTTGATCTCTGGATCTTTACCGATGTTGCCGATGAGTGTGACTTTGGCTACCATAATTATGCCTCCTCAAGTGTCTTGCGTTTTTCAAGATACATCTGTCGCAGCGTTGCAAGATCTGGCTTCGACAAATGTTCTGCCTTTGCTTTGATGTCAGCCGAGACTTGCTCTAGTTCTGACGGCAGCGTTGCCATGTTGATTGCTAGTTCAAGAGCAGCAACCAATGGATTACGATAGGTCGTGACCTGATCTTCATCTGGATCATCACCTGTCTCAAGACCAAGCGTCTTTAGCAAAGCATACTTGACTGCATAAGACATGGCTTTGCCTGGTCCTTTGTCCTGGTCATCGAGTCCATAGCCAAAGCTTTCAACGTCGATCCATTCGGACGGTTCATCTACGTTTACGAACCGAACCGTCATGCTGCATTCTGTTCGGTTGCCTGTCTGCGTATGGTGTACGCGCACGGGATAGTAGACGATGCCTGCTTCCAGCAAGGCTGGTCGTACCTTGGATGTCACGCTGTCATGCGAGACAATTGAGTACCGCATACCCTGCTTCTTTTCTTTCTGGATATAAGTCACCTTCTGCATTGCTGCGGCAAGGCG